ACCTGACACCACTACAGTATCTGCAGAACCAGAAGAAAAAGAACCGGAAAAGACAAAAGAAACTCCGGAAACAAAAACCGAGTTCCAACAGGAAAATACTGATGAAACTCAGATTCCGGGACAGACAGAACTGACCAAAGATTTCCCGGAATACTGCCCGCCGAATATGAATCCACCAGAGCAGCAGGAGTTACCTGAAGAAGTAAAGCCAGCATACGCCACCAGAAGATTATATATATCTTCTGTCGATGCCGATACGGCAGCAGAATACATGGGAAAAGCCATGGAAAAGGCAATCCGTAATATGCCGGGAGTAAGCTTCGGGGTATTGACGAAGGAATCATTCTGGAAGGAATTCTTCGAGACTGAAGTAGATGGAGAAGGGAATGAGATTGAATGTGTGAATTAATGTTCCCGAAGCCAACCAGGAAGAAAAAAAGAAAGCACCATCCAGCTCCGATCGTGGACACAGTGAAAGGAGAATGCTTTCTATGCAGAATGGAAGGCATCCGCCGGCAGCAGTACACGGAAGAACACCATGTGTTCTATGGTGGTGGACTGAGAAAAGTCAGTGAGGAGAACGGCTTTAAAGTCTATCTGTGTAGAGATCACCACAAAGACGGACCAAGAGCCGTACATAACTGCAGAGAGACCAGAGAACTGTTATGCCGGATCTTCCAGAAAAAATACGAAGAAACCCACACAAGAGAAGAATTCAGAGCATTAGGTATAAAGAATTACTTGGAGGATGACAAAGATGGCACAGTGGAACGCAAATACGGTACCGAAGTGTGAGAAAGGGCAGTGGTCCGATGAAGTGCTTGTGACTGTTGAAAAAGGACGGTACTGCACAGTTTTAAAGGCAATATATATACCATATCAACACGTAACTACAGAGGATTCAGGATGGTGTATGGAAGATGGAATTCCAGATGATTGGGAATACATCGAAGAAAAAGATGATTGGTGGATTCCGGAGGGATGGTATGAGGTATGCGATAACTGCCCGAATGCCACATATTTCCCGATTGATGGGAAAACAATAGCATGGATGAAGCTGCCAAAACTATACGAATCAAACTTAAAAGATTTGGGCGAAATGTAGGAGGATAAAGATGCACATAACAGTAAAACAGGGAATTGACAACTGTTATCTGGCTCACAAATATGAACATCCCGGATATGAAGAGGATAGATGTGCCGGATTACGAACAGGAAACGGCGAAGGAGAACCGATAGATAAATGTAAAGAATGTGCTCTGTATTATGGAAACAGAGAAATATAGGAGGTGCTGAGAGATGAAATGGTGCAATGTAATGAATATGTGGTGCTCTGACATGGATAAAGATGATTGCGACAACGCAATGTGCGATGGAGATTGTGATGATTGCGAAGAATGTGAGGAGATCAGAAAATGAGACTAATCGATGTAGACGCAGAAATAAAGAAGATTGAAGAAGAAATAAAACGATCGTACAAAGCCATTGACCGCTGGAAATCAGGAGGAATGCCTGGCAGCAGTCTATATGACATAGATGAAAAGGTACGAAGAATTAAGAAAAACATAGAAGATTGCAGAATAGAAATCAAAATGCTGAAAAGCTACACTACAGCATACAATCCGGAAGCAATTGTAAAGAAATTGGAAGACAAGATAGAATATGCCGGAAGATTAATGGTAGAAAAACCGGCGGATAAGCTTGATGAAATTGCCAATAATACAGCAGAAGATTACATACAGGCATATATAGAAGCAATCGAATTGGTGAAAGGCGGTGGAAACATTGAACAGCCAGGAATATGACCAGATAGAAGAAGCAGCCAACAGACTGCAGCATGAAGCGAGCGTCAAATGCAGTAGAGAACTTGAAAAAGCACAGAAGTATAAAGAGGGCTATGAACAAGGCATAGAAGATCTGCTGAGATGCATAAGAAGAGGTGAGTAACATGGAAATAAAAGAAAAATTAAAACACTGGTTCCATATGGTACGGACAAACAAATGCCTGGGATGCTGTTTAATCTGCCAATGGTGGGATATGTGTAAATGGGAAACAGAAGAGAGGAGAAAGAAAAAATGATATTTTTAGGAACACCGGGAATGAAAGAGTTTTTAAAGCGGAAACATCCGGAGATATTACAGGAACATCCAAGGGATTGGCATGAGGTGATTACAAAAGACACGTGGGACGAATACGATGAATGGAAACAGACAGATGAAGGAAAAAGGGTAATAGGTAAATTGTAATGACAAGAAAGGATATATTAAGAAAATACGGATTCAGCTGGATGAGCAATGTAGATCTTCGGGAAGAACTTTCAGAACAGACGGCCACAGAATTCGAAGATCTGATAAGGACTCTGGCCGAACATAACCGTGGACCAGCACCACCAGAAACAGGCTGGAAGAAACGGATGTACAACCAATTCATGAAAGGAGCAGGCAGATGACACGAAACATGATCATCGGGATATGGCTAACAGCATTCCTACACCCTGTAATTTTCCCATGCGTCCTACACACAGCAAAGGAGATAGAAAAATGGTGGGACAAGAAGAGAGTACTGCGGCACGTAGAGCAGCTCCGGAAGATAGAAGAAAAATATAAAGAATAGCACCAACTGGCATTGTATCACGAATAACCAGTCAACATAGAATTCCCTCCGGCATCGGCCGGAGGAGAAAGGAGAGGCCGCGGCAAAAGAAGTTAAGGAGTCTCCGAATAAAGACAGACACCTGTGTAAGAAATGCGTCTACAGGTCAGGGAGAACCGGAATGGGACGCTGTAACTATATCGCAGTTGCAGGACACAGCAGAGGCTGTAAGCCGGAAGAATGCACAGTATTTGTAAAGGGGAGGAAGCGTAAGAAAGCGCTGTGGTAAAAAACATGTGTGCGATATCGCACAGAAAGGAGAACCATGAATCATGAAGGTTATCAGGATCCGACAGCAGAAAGGGCGTTGCGCAGACACAACCAGATGCCCTACCATATGCGCAGGGCACTGACCGATCTGCAAGACATAGCAAGTTTGTTTGGATTTGATATCATAACAATCAAGGACAGGCGGACGGGGAGGAAGTATAGAGTTGAAGAGAAGACCGATCAATAAAGATAAATATGGAATCAGCAAACACAGGTATCTGGAAGTTATCCATCATTGCTTACAATATCCGGAATGGCGGGAAGAACTTGAAAATATGACAGATACTGTGAAAGCAATACAATATGGACAAGAAGGAAAGGGGAGTCCAAGCCAGGCGTCAGCTACAGAATGCCTGGCTATCAAACGTGCGGAGCTACAGGAAAAATGTGAACGAATCGAGCAGACAGCAATAGAGGCGGATGCAGATATCTATCAGTGGTTATTAGAAGGGGTTACCACAGATTATGCGACTTACATATACCTTCGGGATGCCAAAGGGCTCCCGTGCGGGAATCAGAAATATTACAGAGCAAGGAGGAAATTTTACTGGTTGATGTCAAAAAAAATATAAAACACACAAAACATCACCACTCACGGCACATAAAAGTGTGTTATTATGATATTGTCCGAAAATTGAAAAGGACATACTCACCCTGAAGGTGGCAGCAGATGATGCTGCCACCTTTTTACGTGAAAATAAAAGATAAAACGAGATTGTTGAAAGATAAAAAACAAAAACGAAATGAATGAGGGGTGGTGAGGCGTGGCAAGAGCACCCGATCAGAGGGCTATTGAAGCGAAAGAATTATATGACAAAGGGCTGAAATTAATTGAGATTGCTAAGGAACTGGATGTTCCGGTTGGGACAGTCCGGAGCTGGAAGAACAGACAGTGCTGGGATAATGCAACGTTGCAAAAGAAAAAACGCAACGTTGCGAAAAAAAGAGGCGGTCAGCCGGGAAACAAAAATGCCAAAGGGCATGGCGGGACAGGGCCGCCGGGAAACAAGAATGCAGTTAAGACAGGAGAGTTCGAAACTCTCTTTTTTGATACCCTGAATCCGGAAGAACTGCAGCTGGCCGAGACGATTGGATTCGACAAAGAGCAACTGCTCCTACAGGAAATACAGCTACTTACGGTTCGTGAATACCGCATGTTGCACCGAATAGAAGCATTGAAAAATGCTGAAACACAGCAAAACGAGGATGAGAAGCCGCCGCCGGGAATGTTGGTAGTAAAATACACCGATGGACTGGAAAAAGGAGAATGTACAAAACTAAAAGAATATGCCGGAATACTTGGCCAGATCCAGCAGATAGAAGATGCACTCACGAGGGTACAGGCCAAGAAACAGAAGGCAATCGAAGCTATCCATAAGTTTGGCTACGATGATGCCAAGTTAGAACTTGCTACGATGCAGTTAGAACTCCAGATCATGAAACAGGATGGAGGATCGCATGAAACAGCGGACGACGGATTCATGGATGCCATGAACGCTACAGCTTCAGAAGTTTGGGGTGATCAGGATGTATGAAAAGATCACAAATCTGAAGAAAAAGATCCAGGCTATGAAGAAAAGCCGTCTGCAGACAGTATATAATCAGATATTCAAGTTCAAACCGTTCTCAAAAAAGCAGAAACAGGTACTGACATGGTGGTGTGCGACGTCGCCCGTAAAAGATTACGATGGGATTATAGCAGATGGAGCTATCCGATCGGGAAAGACAGTGTGTATGTCGCTATCCTACGTGATGTGGGCGATGGAAACGTTCAACGGACAGAATTTCGCCATGTGCGGGAAAACCATCGGATCATTTCGAAGAAACGTACTGTTTTGGTTAAAACTCATGCTAAAGGCAAGAGGCTACGGTGTGGTAGACCACAGAGCCGACAACCTGATAGTGATCACAAGAGGAAAAACGACTAATAACTTCTACATATTCGGTGGAAGGGACGAAAGCTCCCAGGATCTGATACAGGGAATCACACTGGCAGGAGTCTTCTTTGATGAAGTGGCGCTTATGCCGGAAAGTTTCGTGAATCAGGCTACCGGCCGATGTTCGGTAGATGGATCGAAGTTCTGGTTTAACTGCAACCCTTCCGGACCTTACCATTGGTTTAAAGTCAATTGGATAGACCGAGCTGTTGGATACATTGGAAAAGAAAGGGCAGCAGAGCTAAGGGCGAAAGATGAATCGGTCAAGAATATCCTATACGTACATTTTGTTATGGATGATAACCTGAGCCTCAGCGATGAGATCAAAGAAAGATACCGGAATACATACAGAGGGGTATTCTACAAACGTTACATTCTCGGCTTGTGGGCGATGGCAGAAGGTGTTATTTATGACATGTTCGACAACGAAAAACATGTGGAAGATCCGAATGAATTCCAAACAAAGCTGATAAGTAGCAATAGATATGTTAGTAGCGATTATGGAACACAGAATGCCACAGTTTTCCTGCTGTGGAACAAAGGAACAGATGGTGTCTGGTACTGTACTAGAGAATACTATTACTCTGGACGAGACAAAGGAAGGCAAAAGACAGATGCAGAATATGCAAACGATTTGGAAAGCTGGCTAGATGGAACAGAGATCAAAGCTATTATCGTCGATCCGGCAGCAGCTTCATTTATTGCCGAGCTGAGAAAAAGAGGATTTAGAGTAATAAAAGCAAAGAACGATGTAGAAGATGGTATCAGACTGGTGTCCACAAAGCTGAATTTGATTAAAATTATCTTTTCCAATGTTTGTCAAAACACGATCAAAGAGTTTGCATCTTACATTTGGGATGCAAAAGCCGCTGAACGAGGGGAAGATAAGCCGATAAAACAATATGATCATGCAATGGACGCAGTAAGATACTTCGTCTATACAATCTTTGGGGATAAACCTCGTTTAAATAGAAACCTGAAAGGAGGACTATAAAGTGCTATTTCGATTACCGTCAGAGGAAGATCTGACAGATAACAAACTGAATGAATTCATAGCAAAACATAATGCAGAGTGCGCCTTTCGGTTCAAACATCTGAAAGATGCGTATGAAACAGACTACCAGATTTTTCACCAGAAGCCGAAGCCGGATTATAAACCAGACAATCGTATTGCTGTGAACTTCGCAAAATATATGGTGGATACATTTAACGGATATTTTATCGGGAATCCAATTAAGATATCTGTGGATGGTGATGCTGCAGGCAACATCAAAAAATATGTGGAACTCCTGGATCAGTACAATGATCAGGATGATAATAATGCGGAGCTGTCGAAGATCTGTTGCATTTACGGCAAAGGATACGAGATGTATTACGTGGATGAACTGGGAAATATCGGGATTACATATCTGACACCGTTCGATGCGTTTATGATCTACGATGATTCGGTGCTGTGCAGGGAACGGTATTTCGTTCGACTGTACATAGATTCGAATGATGTACTGCATGGCAGTGTATCAGATGACACCAAGGTACGGTGGTTTACCCAGAAGGGAAAGCTTGTCTGGGAGGAAGAGGAAAAGATACATGGATTTGACGGAGTGCCGGCTACGGAGTATGTGGAGAACAAGGAGCGCACATGCATCTTTGAACCGGCAATCTCGATGATTGATGCTTATAACAAGGCAATCAGTGAAAAAGCGAATGACGTAGATTATTTTGCAGACGCATACATGAAAGTACTTGGAAGTAAATTGGAAGATGAAGATTTGGAGCATATCCGTGATAACAGAATCATTAATCTGGAAGGAGACGCTGATACTGTTATAGTTGACTTCCTGCAGAAACCAAACGGAGATACCACACAGGAGAACTTGATTGATCGTCTGGAGAAATTAATATTCCAGATCGGCATGGTTGCGAATATCTCAGATGAGAATTTCGGTACAAGCTCTGGCATTGCCATGAAGTATAAACTACAGGGAATGAGTAATCTGGCCAAGACAAAAGAACGAAAGTTTACATCTGGAATGAACCGGCGGTACAAGCTGATCTTTTCGAATCCGGTATCCGGAATGAAAGAAGATGACTGGGTGAAGCTGCATTACCATTTCACACCGAATATTCCATCGAATGTACTGGAAGAGAGCCAGATTGCTGGCAACTTGGATGGAATCGTATCACAGGAGACACAGCTTGGCGTACTGTCTGTCGTGGATAATGTGCAGAATGAGATGGAAAAAATCGAGAGCGAACAGGAAAAAGCCAAGACAGATCCTGTTATGATGCAGATGTTCGGAGGTGCAGGTGATGGCAAGCCAGGAGTACTGGAAGAACCGGGAAACGGAAGCAAAGAAACATAATATCATAGACGAAGAAGAGTATAACCGCCAGATTCAGGAAATCTATCAATCCATGATAGATGAAATCACAAAGGAAATAAATGGGTTCTATGCCAGATATGCCAAAAAAGAAGGCATTACGATGGCAGAAGCCAAAAAGCGCGCAGATAAGCTTGACATCGATGCCTATGCCAGAAAGGCAAAGAAGTACGTGGCAAAGAAAGATTTCTCGGATGAAGCGAATGAAGAGATGCGGATCTACAACCTGACTATGAAAGTGAATCGGCTAGAGCTCCTGAAGGCGAACATTGGCCTGGAGATGGTATCAGGCTTTGATGATCTTCAAAAGTATTTCGATAAGAAACTGACAAAGAGAACACTGGATGAATTCCGGAGGCAGGCGGGGATCCTTGGAAAGAGTATTATGAAAAACGAAAAGTATGCTCATGCAATTGTGAATGCATCGTTCAAAAATGCCACATATTCAGACCGTATTTGGATGTACCATGGTATGCTCAAAGCAGAGTTGGAAGGACTGCTTGCATCTGGACTGATTAAAGGAGAGAATCCGCGTAAACTCGCTAGACATCTAACGAAGCGTTTTGGAGTATCAGCCTATAATGCTGAACGACTCATGGTAACAGAGCTTGCAAGAGTGCAGACAGAGGCTCAGAAGCAGTCTTTTATCCGTAACGGCTTTGATGAGTATGTGTATGTTGCATGCACAAAAGGCGATGTATGTCCGATTTGCAAAGGACTGGACGATAAGCATTTCAAGGTAGATGATATGATGCCGGGAGAGAATGCTCCACCAATGCATCCGAACTGTCATTGCAGCACAGCCGCATATATGGATAATGAGGCTTATGAGGAGTGGATAAACAGCTATCAGGAACATGGATTGAATTTCGAAGATTGGAAAGCTTCCAAAGAAAGTGAAGAGCTGAGAAAACGAAGAAAAGAAAGAATGGCGCAAAGACTTGCCGAAAAAGCTGAAGCAATCAACAAAAACGGTCAAGCTGTTCAATTTGATTGGAAGGGAAATCCGCACAAAGAGCAAGAACAGATTATAACCAGATTGACAAAAGAGTACAATACGAGACTTCAACATGTTACTGTAGGAGCTAAAAAAGCAGCAGGAACTGTCGACATGTCAGGTGCTACGATGAATTTGTCAGCTAAAGATATCAGGACAGCGGTACATGAATTTGCACATACAATGGCAAACTCTGCAGCAGATAAGTATGGACTTACAAATGACGGGGAGTTTTGGAAGGAAATCAAGAAAATTCGCCGGGCATATAAAAAAGATGTTGATGCAAAACAAGATACATCCAGATGGATTAGTGGATATGAGCATGGAAGT